GTAGAAAGTTTAAAAATAATACTGTATACAAAAACATGTCTTCCACAAACACAAACACTGAGTCCTCTACGACGGTGACCACTGGTCCCACAATTTCCAACATCGACACAACTCCTCCTACACTACTTCCAAGACCCAAGAGTACATCTAAGAAAGATATGATGGATTGGGAACGTGAAGTTGAATATATTCGTAACACATCTACGGATTCGCGCGTTTTAAGTCAGTTTCCTCCCAAACTATCCCGGCAAGTTAACGTTTTCGCATATTTAGAGAAACTCAAGTGTGTAGAAGAATAACTAATATACAAAGGTTTTAACTAAGAATATTCATATATTTTGCATGTATTTTTTTTTATTTTTAAATTAAAAATCATACTTTATTATTAATTTTTTTCGTATAGTCAGGTGTTGTTCTGTTACAAATGGTTTATTTGTTACACATTGCATGAGTTTATTAAAATTAAAAAAAAACTCATACTTAAAATATTTTACTTAATAAATGTATTTTGTATTATTGTTATCGGTTGTTCATGAAAAAAAAAATTTGGTTTTTGATGTTGACAAAAAAAAAATTCAGTATAATTTTCATGGGTTTAATGATTTCAAACATTACTCGGATGTAGTTGAAAAATCTAGTGAGACATATGGTGTTTCTAAAAAGTTATACATTAGGTACAAAAAGAATAAACATACATATGGTACTAGTTTCCCCAATAAACAATATGAGTTTAAAGAGAATAGTCAAGTGTATTTATTAAATGAACTGGAACCACTTACTATTGTACAAAACACTTTATCGCGTTCTTCTGATATCGAGTTTGTTTCGTATTCTTACTATGTTCCTGTCAATTATTGGTATAATGATCCATTTCTAATTGTAGACACGTCAAAAACGATAATAAATATTTACGAAGCATGGAAGTATGCGTCTGGAAACAACACAAAAATTATAATAGTAGATTCCGGAATAGATTTTACACATAACGATTTGATCGCGGATCCTAATGTAAAAGGAGATTCTTGGAAAGATGTTTATCCTTATAATGATGATGGCTTATATGGCCAAAAATATTTGGGTGACTCAAACCACGGAACATTATGTTCTGGTGTTTCTTCTGCAATTAGAAACAATTTTATAGGGTCTTGTGGAACTTCTCCGAAATCATCACTTGTGAGTATCAAAGTAGGGAATACACATATACAAAGTGACAGAGTTAGATATTCGTTATTAAAGTACAAAGATTACAACGCAGTTTATTCTATTAGTTGGAATATTAACTTAAAAACTGTAGGATACGAAGATGCAGACCTATTTCATTTTGAATACTTGTTTGATGAACTTTTAGAATCAAGAGATAAAAAAGGGTGTATTTTAGTTTGGGCAGCTGGCAATGATAAAAGGAATGGTTATAATACTGTTCAAGATATGTTTACATCTCACAAAATTAATTTTTTAATAGGTTCATCGGATTCGGAAAATAACCCGACTCATTTTAGTCGCCCAGGTTCTGCATTGACTTTATTAGCACCGGGACAAAATGTGTATACTACTGACTTGGGTAATTCCTTTTCTTTTGTAGATGGAACATCATTTTCAGCTCCAATGGTAGCAGGTGTTGTATCTTTGATTTTGGAAATTAGACCTGAGTTTTCATATAGAGACATCAAGTATATACTTATGAAAACTGCAACTGTAAAAAAAAACTTTAAGAATGATATTACCCAAACCGAAAATGCTGTAAATACAAATTGGGTTCGAAACTCTCAGGGGTTTGAGTTTAATAATTTATATGGTGCTGGTGTACTGAATGCATCCAAAGCTTTAGAATGGTCTAAATATTACTGGTACCCCGTGCTACCAAAAGATCATGTTATACGAACACAAGTTTTAAACAATGAAATATATATAAGTGAAAACATGTATTCTGAAAGTGTTCAACTATTCATAAAAAAGTTTAAAATTGGACCTTCTATAGTACTGGTTTCACCAGCTGGAACAAAAAGTGAACTTTCACCGAAATATACAAACACGGGTGCTTATCAGATAAAAGATGACTATTCTATACTTACAAATGCATTCTGGGGAGAGCACTCAAAAGGGGTTTGGAAAATAGAATTCGACAAAAATAATGTAAATGAACTTATTCAAAGTACATTCGAATTACAGATTAGCGGAGTTTTTGATATGCCGAATGAACTTAAAGAAGTAATAGGTTTAACTGATAAAGATACAGACAACAGCACACCTCCATATTCACCAATTTTACAACCTGATTTATGTTTGAACACATGTTATTGGAATGACGACTCTGAATGTGATGACGGTGGTTCTGGATCTGATTATAACTCATGTGGTCACGGAACAGATTGTCTCGATTGTGGTAAAAGAAGTACTAAAATTTCAGATCCACCGCCTTCTCCTCCACATTTACCACCTCCTCCTTATTCTCCATTATTACCGACATCACCATCTATTTCATCATCTGAAGATTCTGCTTCTATTGCAGGGGACCCTCATTTGAAACTTGCAATGGGAGGAAAGGCAGACTTTAGAGGTAATGATAAAACTTATTACAATATATTTAGCGATCCTAATACGAATATAAATTGCTTAATAGAATATGTAGACTTTAGGTTAAATAAGTTAATGGTTCACGGTTCTGTTATGACAGAACTGCATATACATAAAAAATTAGAATATGGTAAAAATTTTACATTTTCAATATACTCAAATAGAACTAGTAAATACAACTACGCAAATGCTTTAATAACTTGTGACCAAAAAAGTATAGTTTTAGGTCCGTATAACTCTTTTGATTGTTTTGATATTTCTTCTAGTACAAAACATTCTACTTCTGTAGTAAAAATGAGTGATTGGGTTTTCAAAATAATTTCAATGGATGTTTACGGCCATGTTTTAGGACCTTCAAAAAGTATAAATATTGAAATTGAATCTTTGAATAAGCGTAATAAAAAAAATGTACATGGACTAATAGGACAGTCATTCACATTTTCTTCAAAGAAAGATGGAAAAACTGACGTATACCCTACACATGGGGAGTATACCACAAATGCGCACGCAGAAGGTGCAATAGAAGGTATTCCTTCGGATTATATTGTTTCTGATAAATTCGACACAAACTTTACATTTAAAGTGCTTATCTAAAACTCTTTAGTAATGAAACGCTTGGCTTTTTACGTTTCAACCACTTTACATGTACAATTGTTGTTATGTATAGATTTTTTCCATCTTTATAATTTTTATGACAAAAGGTTAACTTTGAGTTTTGAGTAATGTAGAATGATAACAAATGTTTTTCAAAAGTTCTTTCTATTTCTTCAACAGAACAATTGTAAATATGATCATCTTCTTCACAACCATTATATACTGACGCTTTTGTAATGTATTGGGAAATCCACATATTTTTGTTGTTAACGAGCGCAAATCTAAAACTCGAGTTCAATCTAGAAGTTAAAGTATTATAGTCTATTTCAATAAATATGAAATTATTCAACCATGATGATTCAAATAAATAGTTTCCGCGAATATTATCTTCGTTTCGTGCGTTCTTTTTCAGAATTGGTAGGATTTTTTTTTTGAAATACTTTACAACCTTATCCGAACTAATATCAACTGATATTCCAAATGAAGAGTAATAATCAATAAAAAAGTCTTCTAATGCAACTATATCATAGCTTGCATAGTCAAAAAAATTGGGATCTGCAAATTCTAACAGAATTGCCTTATACTTTATGTTTTTATTTCGACTGTAAAGTGTAACCGATGAGTAATACTTTCTATACAATACCTTTTCTTGTATCAGTTCTTGAGAGGCAGCGTCGTATACATTTGTCAATCCAAACATTTACGCGGGCTGATCGCATGAAGTATCGTATTTACGTTTACCATACATTTTACCATAACACCAAACGATTTCTTCTCCTTTTTTAATAAAACGGGTACTCACAAGTTTCATGTCCTCAAAACCATGTAACTTTCTCGAAGTTTTATATAATGAAACATTTACATCATGATCATGTTTTGGTTCATTACAAAAACATCCTACATAAGGAATATTTCTGTACATGTTATATACTAATGTTTCGTCCAAATGCCCATCGTAGTTTTTAGATATACTTACAGTATATTCTCCACATTTTGTTTTTTTATTGACAGGGACTAATTTAACTCTGTAGTATGCAACTACTCTACCTGCAGGAATATCTTCTTGAGCTTTAATTCCAAGTCCCCTATTATTGTACTTACTTACTTTTATTTTAAGTCCTTCAAAGTTATTATAATAATTGTTCAATTCTTTTAGTGTAGGAACACATTTTTTAGGTGGAGATTTCATTTTATAAACATATTAAATTATTTTTAGTTGTTTTTTTATTAAAGTTTATATAATATATTTCTAAAAAAAAAAAAATTCGCATAATAAATACTTGTGTATGTATTGTTATTGTACAACAAAAAAATTAGACGATCAAGTTGTTGAACCTAAATATAGTAAAAACAATAAAAATATCACTATTCCTCAAAATATCGTAAAAGAAAGTGTTCCTTGTAAATGTAATGATATAAAGGATTCGAAAGGTCGTATTGTTGGAAAAAGTTGCAACAAAGTACTAGAAAAAGATGACAAAATATTTTATAAAAAATGCTGCGATGCAAGTGTATATAATGAAGTTGTATTGAATGGAAAAACACAATGTGTACAAAAACCTCCTCCTACACCCGTATTAGTAATTGTTCCACAAGAAGAAAGAGTTCCTAAAGGTACTAAAATAAAAAAGAGTGAAACAACTAAGAAACTTTGAATAATCTAGATTTTAAAAAGTTATAAAATCAGTATTTGATACTGATAGTTAATTAAAAGCAAATATGGAGTCTTTCCGTAAGTGTTGCGATAATGATAAAAAATTTACAGTAAATGATATACCAACTGAAAAAAATCCAAATGCTGGTATAGTTGACTGGGAAAAAAAAGTAATGAAAAGAATGGTTTCGGATGAAAATTTAGCAAAGATACTCCCATCGAAACAGGTAAATTCAGGGTTAGTATGGGCGGAAACAATAGATACTAAAGAGTTTTTTGTATTTTCTGCTAAACTTTCGTACTTGGGAGATGAGAAATCATCCAGTGTAAATGTTGAAAAAAAGGATGGTTCAATTTTAGTCGGACATAGTAGAAGTGATAAAGAGTTTGTGACGAAAAATAACAAGTTAAAGTTCAATAAAGATAATAACTCATGGATTGCAGTAGTTGTTAAACCGAAAGATTCCCAAGGAGATTCTTATGAAAACTTTGTGTTTCGTGGGTATTATACATACGTCGGAATTGAGAATTTCAAATATAAACTTATTCCTGTCAAATTAATTCCGTTTACCGAATCGGATGATAGTTTCGAACAAGTTTCTGAAACAGATGAAAGCTGTTTAGAAGAATCTTCAATTCATCCAGACTTTACGGTTGGAAATAAGTTTAACAATAAAAGAAAAAAGTCGTGTGAAAATTCTAAAGATGTTAGAATATCATCAAAAAATCCTTTTTATAAAGGTAAAGTTTGGGATTCTGTTTTAGAATGCAAATATGCATTTTTTATGGATTTGGCGAATGTGCCTTATAATTCTCAAGTTCCGACTGGTATTTTGGAAGAATCAAGATGTTACAAGGAATATAATATTGATTTTCATTGTTATCCAAATGATAGATCAAAAGAATTTTACATAGAAGTAAAACCTTTTAAACCTTCAATGTACCAGGAGCAACTTTGTGAACGAGTATCACATTCAAAAGGAGTACCTGTTCATATTTTTTATGGAAACTTCGAAGTTCCTTTTTCTATAGAAAAAGATTACTATCCAAATGGATATTCAGTCGTTTCGTTTATAAACATAAATGGAAACGTTGTTAGAGATGAAGGTTTCTGTTTCATGGATAAGCACGAGTGTATAACTGTAGAAAAAAAATCATATGTGAGTGATATGAGCCATTATACTATGAAACTAAAATACGCATATGAAAGTACTGTAAATAACAAGTTTGTAATTATTAATTGAGTGTTTTAGTTTTTAATATTTTTTTAGTTGTCGAGTTTTTTTTTAATATTATAAAGAAACAAACTTTTGCCATAAATGCAAGAAGTTCAAATTCCAAAACTGAAAGCCCGCCAATCTGTCGAACGAATTTCAGAAATTCGTGCGGGAAATGCAAATATCCAAAAAAGCTATTTAGGATTCAACCCAACTTCCGGAGAAGTATGGGCACTAATTTCTATGAATGGAGAAATGATTCAGTATAAAGGGCTCGCTGGTGAAAAGTTGAAACTTTCAAAACCAGTAGATACCGACATTACTAATGAAGAAATGATAATTCACAAGTCCAAGAGAGGATTTGAAGATTTATCTTCTTCCAACTTTCCATCTAAGAAATGGGATATAGCGTACCGTGGCTCACCTGCTGTTCGAAGACTAGATTTTTCGAATGTCGTCGTTACTCCTAGATCTCCTAAAAAGAAAGGACGTCCGCGTGGTTCTAATTATAGATCACCCAGTCCATGCAAAAAATATGGCTCGGACGGGTTTGCATGTTCTTCTAACCCCAGTTGCAGAGTTGCTTACAGAAAGGATGGGTCTAACTTTTGTCGTTCTTCCAAGAACAGAAAGTTCAAATCTCCAAAGAGAAAATCTTCGCCGTTTTTAGTAAATCCTAAATCTGCTAAAAAGAAAGGACGCCCGCGTGGTCCTAATTACAAATCTCCATCGAGATCTCCTAAAAAGAAAGGACGCCCCCGTGGTCCCAATTACAAATCTCCATCGAGATCTCCTAAAAGGAAAGGACGCCCTCGTGGTCCCAGTTACAGATCGCCTAGTCCATGTAAGAAGTATGGATCAGACGCGTTTGCATGCACTTCTAATTCCTCCTGTAGAGTTGCTTATAGACAAGACGGTTCCAACTTTTGTCGCTCTTCCAAGAATAGAAAGTTCAAAAGTCCTAAAAAGAAAGGATCTCCCAAGAAGAAAGGATCTCCCAAGAAGAAAGGATCTCCCAAGAAGAAAGGATCTCCCAAGAAGAAAGGACGTCCTCGTGGACCCAGTTACAGATCACCAAGTCCATGTAAAAAGTATGGCTCGGACGGGTTTGCATGCTCTTCAAATCCCAATTGCAGAGTAGGTTACCGCGCAGACGGAAATACCTTCTGTCGTTCTTCCAAAAACAGAAAGTTCACAAGTCCAAAGAAAAAGTCGTCTCCCAAGAGAAAGTCGTCTCCTAAGAAAAAGTCGTCTCCTAAGAAAAAGTCGTCTCCCAAGAAAAAGTCGTCTCCCAAGAGAAAGTCGTCTCCCAAGAGAAAGTCGTCTCCCAAGAGAAAGTCGTCTCCCAAGA